TCAAAGGACGATCTCCTTGCGCTGGTCAACGGCGTCGTCATCGGCCCCCTCGCCAGGCTGGGGCACCAGGTGGACTACAATCGACCCGTTCGGCCGGATCTCCACATCCGTGGCGCCGGCCTGTTTAGCGGCCCGGATGGCTCTCGCAACGTCAGCTTGGGTGAGGGTGGCGGCCCGTCGAGGCATGTCAGCACCACCCCTGTCTCGGCGGGCACCAGGTCCCGATATCCCCACCTTGGATTGCCTCCAAGCGCCAATGGCGTGGAACGCCCCGAGCCGGGCCGCTAAAGTCCGCGGCGGAGGGCCACATGGGCAATGGTTGGAAACTGACGACGTTCACGACAGGCTCCGATCCTCGGAATGGTGAGCGGTCGGTATTGGTTCAGGTGCAACGAAAGTCACCCGACACAGGCTCAGTGGAGACGTTGCAGTTCCTGTGTTTCGGGGATGAGGGGCTCGTGGAATCGGACAGCCAGGCGCTGGAGCGCATTCGCGCAGCATGCCGGGAATTCCTGGGCGGAGCCGGCCATGAGGCCCCAGCGCCACCCCCCACGCTCTGAGGGACAGGGTCATGCGGCTACCGGGAGTTGGCGAACCAGCAGGTCATCCGGGATTGGCGCCTTGCCGGTCATCTGTTTCAGGAAAAACGGCTTACCGGCAGCCGCGCACTGATCCATCATCAGCCGCGCCCAACCGTGCTCCATAAATCTGGCACCGCGGCCGCTTTCCCCGCCGACGATCACCCAATCCGGGAACTGGTCGGTGCGGATCATGCCAAGCATCGGCTCCACGCTGGCGAACGTGAATAGCGCGCCAAGCCGCTCGCCAGCCCCCTTCAACTTCGGCAGGTCGCGGTCCCATTCCTCCTGGTTGATCATCGTGGATCCGAGGGCCGCGTTACGTGGGAGCATCCGATTGCCGACGGCTCTCACCGCGTCCATCACCTTCAGCAGCAGCCCAAGAACTGGGACGGCTGGTATGGCGAGATACACCTCGACAAGCCGTTCGAGCATATCGTGGCGCTGGCAAAAATCCTCCGCGCTCACACTCAACTGGTGTTCGTGACCGGCCGTTCAGATCATGTGCGGCGCTCCACACGGGAATGGCTCTCGGATCATGGGTTGGGCGGGGGCGCCCTGTTCATGCGGAAGTTCGGCGACCACCGCGACGATGACATTGTGAAGGGCGAATTGCTCGACGAGGTGCTGGCAGTCGGATATCGGCCGATCATGGCCTTTGACGACAGGTCGCGCGTGGTTGCGATGTGGCGAGCCCGCGGCGTCCCGTGCGCTCAAGTCGCTCCGGGGGACTTCTGATGAGCCTCGGCCGCTTTGCCCCGAACAGCCGGGAAGTCCCGGAGGAAACGAAGCGCCGGATCTGGCGCGAATACGGCTGGATCATCATCGATACCACGCGCGATAATATCTCGTGGGAATTGATGACTTGGATCAAACAATGGGCGGCGAACCGGTGGGGGCCGCGGCGCAACGAGGAGGGCAAACATGGATGAACGTGAAGAATATCTGCGCCAAGCAACGGCAGTGTTTGAAAGCATGAAGGCCCGGGAGAGGCACGCGTTAACGATTCAGGCGGAGTATGGAAAATGGCTTATCAACACTCTGTATCTCCTTCACGGAGGTACTGTTGTTGGCCTTCTAAGTAAGGCGCCGCTGCGCGGTCCGTCTCCGCTATATATGGACAGCCTTCTCTGGTTTGGAGCTGGCATCATTGCGGCCCTGTTCGCTGCATTCGCCACTTGGTGGAATTGGACGTTCGCAATTCAAGTATACTCGACCATGGCCAACCCAAAAATGTTGGTTAGTCAGGACCACTGGCCAGCTCTGCCGAATACGAAAAAGATCACGGCTTCAATGTGGGTAGCGATTGTCTTCGGAAGTGTGTCTGTTGGGTTCTGGATTTGGGGAGCGTGGTCGGTCTGGTCGAGGCTGACATGACCGACCGCGTCCGCGAAATCTGTGCAGACCTCGAAATCGAGATCATCGGCCCTTACCAAAACCAGGGGCCGGGACAGACGCGCGCGGAACAGACATTGCAGCGCATCCTCCACGATCACGGGGAGGGCCACCTGATCCTTGTCCTGCGGACGATCATGGAGAGCGAGAACAACAAGGGCGAACTGGTCGCGCCGACAATCTGGGCCATCTCCGACCTCATTCTGGCGCATCCTGAATGGGCCGATAAAGGACTCGCATGGCTGGAGGCTTTCGACCGGATCGACCTCCCGGGCATCAGGCATGACGCTAAGGGCAACCGGAATGCGGCGCGGCCGCGCGCAGCCATCTGCACGATGATCTTCAAGAAGCTCTTGCCGATCTTCGGTGAGGAGCAACGACAGGGGCGCTTCGATGTCTGAACCGAGACTGTCCGATATCGTCCGCGCTCGTTGGCTGGAGGCTGCCGACACGGACAACCGCTGGCCGGACGCCAAGAGCCGCCCGAGCACCAAGAGCGGGCTATGGCCGGCCTATCAGCACACGTTTGAGGACCAGGCGCATTGGGGACAAGCTCGCCTCGCAGAGGAGCGCGAGATGCGGTTCAGGCGGCTGCCCACCAGTGCCGCCGCGAACCAGCGTCTGCTCGAGGTGATGGATTGGAACGGCGAATACATCGACACCGCAGAGGCCAGAAAACTTGTCTGGGGATGGGCCCTCTGCAAGGTCAACGGGCGGTCGTTTTCGCGCTTCGTCAAAGACTCCACCGACATGTCCCGCGCGACGGCCTATAGGCTGCTGGATGACACGTTCGAGGAAATCGCGGCCAAAGCTCGCCGGGGCGTCATCTTGCGGTCTTATCCCGCTGAAATCTGGGTGAGACAGATCATGGGCGATCAGCCTATAGATTTGCCTACGCTGGACGAACTGCCCACGTCGCCAACCTCATGGTCGGCACCCGGCGAGCAGCCCAGCGACCTTCCCGAAAACCGAGACTTCTCCTGGGCCGACAAGCAGGCTAGCCGGCACTCGCGCCAGCAGGCCGAGCGCGAGGCCAAGCGGCGCAAGCTGCTGGGGGTGGAGGGTTAGAAGCCGCCAAAGCGAGACCGCGACTGCTCCTCTTGTATTATCGCTTGCCGCAGTTCCTCTAGAACCTCGGGCTTTGTGGTGTCTTTGCTGAAGACGCTCGCCTTCTTGTGCAAACCGGGTTGGATTTCTGAACGAATAGCAAAGAGTTGTGGTGCGATCCGCACCATGGTTCCCCTATCGGTTCAACGTCAAGGACCGGTTCCTCGGGGAGAGGGAGATCGAGCGCCCGGCTCGGGACTCGCTCGGCCGTCCCATGGTGATCCATGTCTTCGACGGTGCGCCGCAGCAGGTGCGCGGCATTACGCCTATGGCGCCGGCGCTGAAGGTTGTTCGGCAGTACGACCAGTTGGCGGACGCCACGCTGACCGCCGCGCTCATTCAGGCGATCTTTGCCGCCACGGTGGAGAGCGAAGCTCCGACCCAGGACGTGCTGGCGGCGCTTCAGGACGAGGGAGAGCAGGCTACCACACAGGGTGTAGGGCCTGCCACCATTGAGGGGCTGATCGCTGCGCGGGCTGGCTGGTACGACGGGACGCAGATCGACCTCGGCGTCCACGGCAAGCTCGCCCACATGTTCCCGGGCGAGAAGCTGAAGTTCAACCGCTCGGAGCATCCGAACAGCACCTATGAGGCGTTCGCGAAGTTCCTCTTGCGGGAAGTCGCCCGTTGCCTTGGCGTCACCTATGAGACGCTGACCGGCGACTACACCAACGCCACCTATTCGTCGGTGCGGATGGCCACGTCCGAGGCGTGGAAGGTCATTCTGTATCGCCGGGAGATGATCGCAGGCCGGTTTCTCCAGCAGGTCTACAGCGCCTGGCTTGAGGAGGAGATTGACGCTGGGCGCATTCCGTTCCCGGGCGGCATCGAGGCTTTCATCCTCAAGCGTGCTCTGGCGACCCGCGCGGCATGGCGTGGCCCGGCCAAGCCGACGGCCGACGAACTGAAATCCGCCAAAGCGAACGAGATCAATCTTCGGATGAAGGTGACGACGCGGGCCGAAATCTGCGCCGAGAACGGGCAGGACTGGGAAGACGTTGACGAGCAGGAGGCGGCCGAAATCGCCAACCGCGAACGTCTCGGTCTCCCGCCGGTAGTGCTCGATGGCCAACAGGTCCAGCAGCCAGATCCTGAAGAAGAACGGGAAGCCGCCTGATGCCTGTCGTGGATTGGAGCGATCCCTGCGCCCGTTATGAGGCGCTGCGGGACGCCTACTACCGTGCCCAGACGGGTGGTGCCGAGACGCTGATCCGTTACCGCACCGACAGCGGCGAGCGGGAAGTCCGGTACGCGCAGGCGAACATCACGGTGCTGCGGGCCGAGATGGATCGGGCCCAGGCGGAATGCGCGGCCAAGAACGGGCTGGTGGTTCCGCGTCGGCGCTTTGCCATCCGCGCCGGTGCGCGAAGGATTTGCCCATGACCACACCGCTGTTCCATGTCGCAGAGCGGCTGCTGAATCGGCCGCTGCTGGTCCACCCACTACGCGCGGAAGTGCTGGCCTATGTGCTTCAGGAGCGCCTTGGCGTGGCGTCGGAGGCACCGTCCCCGGACGCCAGCGCCTTCATGGGCTCGCATCGGCGTGAGGACGGTGGAGTCCGCCTATCCCGCGCGGCCAACGGAGTGGCGCTGGTCCGGGTGACCGACACGCTGGTGAACAAGGGCGCATGGCTCAATGCGAGTTCGGGCCTGACGTCTTACGAGGGCATCGCGGCGCAGATCCGGGATGCTGCCGCGGACAAGGACGTCCATGCGATCCTGCTGGATATCGACAGCCCCGGTGGTGAGGCGACGGGCATGTTCGCCCTCTCGAAGCTGATCCAGCAGGTGAAGCAGCAGAAGCCGGTTGTGGCGTTCGTCGACGACATGGCCGCCTCCGCTGCATATGGCATCGCCAGCGCGGCCACGGAGATCGTGGTCTCGCCGACCTCGATTGTCGGCTCCATCGGCGTCGTCCTGCTGCATGTCGATCGCTCTGGCGAACTGGCTCAGAAGGGCGTCCGGCCGACGCTGATCCATGCCGGTGCGCACAAGGTCGACGGGAATCCCTTCGGCCCGTTGTCGAAGGAGGTCGAGGCCGACCTGCAAGCCTTTGTTGGCAAGTTCTACGGCCAGTTCCTCGACTCCGTCGCAGAGGGGCGGGGCGCTCGCTTCACCCGTGAGGCTGCTCAGGCCACCGAAGCAAAGACGTTTGTTGGCGCCGATGCCGTCAAACTCGGTCTCGCCGACCGTATCGCCACGCTTGATGAAGTTCTGTCCGGCCTCCGGGCCACCACCACGGGCTCGACCCGGACCACCTCCAACGGGAGAACACCTATGTCCCAGGACAATCAGACCACCGGCATCACCCAGGAAGCCCACACCGCCGCAGTTTCAGCGGCTCGTGATGAGGGCGCCCGGGCCGGCACCGAAGCTGCTCACGCCCGCCTGTCCGCCATTCTCGCGGATGATCGGGTGAAGGGCCGGGAGCGCGCAGCCATGACGTTGGCCTGTAAGTCGCCCTCGATGTCGGTGGACGATGTCTGCGCCTTCGTGGCGGAGAACTCCGCGCCGTCGGCCGCGCTCGCTGCCCGTGTCGGCGGTGAGCACACCGAAGCCCTCCCGGAAGGCAACTCCAAGCAGAAGGCCGACGAGCCGGACTTCCTCGCCCGCGCCAAGCAGCGGTACGGCGTCGCCTGACGCCTCCGCCTCCCAGATACCACCCACATAGGAGGCCACAATGGCTCTCGTCCTCGACAACCCGAAGCGCGTTACCGACGTCGTGAAGATGGACACCCCGCTTTATACTCGCGAGGAGGTCGTCATCCCGTCCGGTGAAGGCGCGCTCGAAATGGGCACCATCATGGCCCGCGTCACCGTCGGCAGCGCCACGTCCGCCGCAAAATCCGGTGGCAACACCGGCGACGGCACGCTGGTGCTCGATCCGACGACTCCGGTTCTCGCCAGCGCCAAGCCGGGCATCTATTCGGCCCGGTTCACCACGACCACGAGCATTCGGCTGAACGCGCGGGCCGCGTGATGCCCGACGAGGGCGATTACGTCCAGCGCGACGCCTTTTACGAGCGGCTGATCATCAGTGGCGACGTCGTCATAAGCGATCCCCCAGCCGACACCCCGACCGAATCCGAACGACCTGCGGCGCGCTCGCGTCGGAAGGAGGACTGATCATGCCCGTTGCCTTCAATTCGATCCCGGCCAACCTCCGCGTCCCGCTGTTCTATGCGGAGATCAATGCCGGACAGTCCCCGTATCAGGGCCCAAGCCGCCTCCTGCTGGTCGGCCAGAAGACCTCCGGCGGTTCCGCGCCTGCCGATAAGCCCATTCGTCTGGATGGGGACCCGCAGGCGCTCGCCGGCGCGGGTTCCATGCTGGCGGAAATGGCGGTCTGGGCGCGGCAGAACCACCCGTTTGGGGAAATCTGGCTGCTGCCTATCGCGGACCCGTCCGGCAACGCCCAAACCTTCACGGTGACGGTCTCCTCAAGCATCGAGGGCAAGTCGGGCACGCTGGTGCTCTATGTCGGCGGCGAAAAAGTGCAGGTCGCGGTCAAGTCGACCGACACCGACGACAACGTGGCGACGAACCTCGCTGCGGAGATCAACAAGGGCTTCTTCAAGTTCGACCGTCCGATGGCATTCCCGGTCACCGCTGCCGCGGCCACCAACGTCGTGACGCTCACGGCCCGGAACGTCGGCACGCTCGGTGCAAAGATCGGTGTCGACAAGGATCAACCGCATCTTTGATTATCGGCAGGGCGGCAAGTTCGCCGTTACCCAGCGCCAGCGCGATGAGTATGTTGCCGCTCGTCGAGAGATTGGCGGAGCCGGCGACGATCCCGACTTCGCCAAGAAGAAATTCGACGAGGTGGCGTCTGGTCTCGGATACTCGCTGGAGAACTTCAGGGGCTCGATTGAGAACCTGACTCTGTCCATCGGGCAGGCGAACGACGGCCTCCTGAAATTCACCCTTGATGGCCTCGGCAAGGCCATGGACTGGATATCCGAACTGCCGAAGCCCGCGCTGCAAGCCGGCTCGCTTGCGGCGGGCGGTCTGGCACTCGGCGCCAGCGGGTTGGCGATCTACAAGCTCTGGAACGGGTTCGGACTGTCCGCCTCTGCCGTGGCGCTCGACGGTGCTGCCGCTGCGCTCACCGGGGCGGCGGTCACGCTCAAGGGCGGTGGTGTCGCCACGGCCGCCTCGACGGCGGCTGGTGGTGCTGCTGCTGGCGGTGCCGCGGGCGGAGCGGCTGGTTGGGGTGCCCGGCTTGCCGCGATGGGTGGCGCTGCGGTGCCGTTCCTGACCAACCCGATCACCATGGCCGGTGGCGTGGCGGTTGGCGGTTTGGCCGGTGCCAGGCTGATCAGCTATCTCGATCCCGAAGGCGCTTCGCAGGAAGCCACGCTCCGCGCGCGCAACGCGGCTCGCCGGCGCGGTGGCATGACGGAGGCGTTCAACTCTGACCGCGCGCGGTTGGGATTGCCGTCATTGGGAGCGGCGCCAGCGTGGCCTGCCATGATCGGCGGCGGCCACATCCCGACGCCGGCGCAGTTGACCGGCTCGGCCGAGGTCCATGGTGAGGCCAGCATCAAGGTCGAAGTGCAGGCCAGCAGCAGCTTGTTGCAGATCGTGGAGACCATGCGGCAGGTGCCGATTGGTCTCAGCGGCATGTACAATGCCAACGGGCCCGGCTCGGTAGGCAAGAGCAGCCCGGACGCGGCCGCGCCACAGAATAGCTGGGGCGGCGCGGTCGGCCCGCGGTAGGGAATCGGTATGGCGCGCAACTGGTTGAACACGCTCTGGGCAGCGTCTTTCAGAGGCGTGCCGTTCCAGACCGAAACTGATTCCATCGGCGGCGGCCGGCGTGTCGTTGCCCATGAGTTCCCGATGCGGGACGAACCGTATCTGGAAGACCTCGGGGAATCGAAGCGGTCTTTCGACCTCACGGCCTATGTGGCGAGCGATAATGCGGACGGGGAGGCTGCGGCGCTGATCGCGGCCTGCACGCAGCGCGGTCCCGCCATCCTAGTGCTGCCGCTCGAAGGGCCGCTCACCGTCCGGTGTCTTGAGTTCTCCCGATCCCGTGAGAAGGACCGGGCCGGCAAGATCGCCTTCACGCTGAAGTTTCTGCGGCAAGGCGCCCAGAATGCGCTGGTTTCCGTCGCGTCGCTGGCGAACCTCGTGTTCGTGGCGGCCGATGCCCTTGCCGGCATTGCTTCAGCGAACTTCGCCCAGACCGTCACGGTGCGCGGGCAGACCGAGCAGGTGATCGAGGCTGCGGTCGGCGGCATTCAGGACGGCGCGGCGGTCCTTGAAGCCGTGCGGACCTCGGAGCCGGTTGACGTTGCCGTGTCTGCGGCCCAGCGGGACGCCATACAGACGATTTACAGAGCCGCCCCCACAGATGTGGCGGACGATCCAGAGGGCCTTGCCGAGGCGCTGGTGGGCGTTGCGCGGGCGCTTGGTGATGGCCTGCCGGCCGATGCTGCTGTCCGGGCATTCGCGCCGGTGGTGGACGGACTGGTGACGGCGCGGCCTCCCTCCTATCCGACGCGCAATTCCCGGCTGGCAGACCAGAACAGGATCGCCGCCTATCGTGTCGCGCGCCTTGCCGGCATCACCGCATATGCCGAGGCGGTGGTGCGAATCCAGATCAAGGACCGGCCAGCCGGCATCACCCTCCGTGCCGACACGGCGGAGATGTTCGAAGCCGAGTTGAACCGCCTTCGCGGGGCCGACATGGCGCTGAATACGGCGCTGGTCGACCTGCGGAATGCCACCATCGACTATCTGTCCAAGGCGATCCTCGATGCCGCGCCGGTGGTGACGGTGGAGGCCAACACGATCCTGCCGAGCTTGTGGTGGTCGTGGCGCTTGTATCAAGATCCCCTCCGGTCCCGCGAAATAGCTGATCGCAACCGCGTTCCTCATCCATCCCTCATGCCGACAAAGTTCGAAGCCCTGGCCCGCTGATGTTCGATCCTCGCAATCCGTTTGCCGTCGGCTTTCGCGGTGAGCCCGAGGTCGTGTCGGTGCTAGTCGGCGGGCAGCGATACACCGCGTTTACCCGGGTGCAGGTGCGGGCTGCGTTCGACGAGGCGGCCCGGTCTTTCCGGTTGGAAATCGCCGCGGAAATGGGCGCCAACACGACCCACGCGACGTTCAAGACTGGCATGCCGGTTCAGATATTCGTCGGCGGCGATCTGGTGTTGGATGGTTTCATCGAGCAGAAGCAACCGTCATTCGACGCGGACTCGGCATCGATTGCCATCAGCGGCCGCTCGAAATCGGCGGACCTGATCGACAGCAGCGCGATCCATGACACCGGGTCGTTCGAAAACCAGACGCTGGACGAAATTGGAAACGCGATATCGGACGGGCTGTCCGCCAGATTCCTGACCGAAGAGCAGCTTGAGCAAATTCCAGGCTACCAGTTGACGCCGGGGAAGAGCGTCTATCGGACCGTGGAGGAGCTGGCTCGACAGCAGGGCCTTACGATCACCGGCACACCCGAGGGCAACGCCAAGCTGGCCAAGGCCGGCAAGGAGCGTCACGCCGGCGGGCTGTTTGAAGGCCGGAACATCAAGGCCGGGTCGTCGGACCACAACGAGAGCAACCGCCACAGCCGCTATATCGTGCGCGGACAAAGGCCATTGGACCATGGTGTCGATGCCTTGGAGATCGAGGCCATCGCGCGCGATGCGCAGGTGGGCCGCAATCGGCCTGTCGTCATCATCGAGCGCGAGGACACATCGAAGGGCAGGGCGAAATCGCGGGCGAAGAACCGAAAGGACCGCGCCGCCGGCAATGGCCTGAAGGCCCGGATCACGGTTCCGGGCTTTCGGGACGACGCAGGGAAGCTTTGGACGCCCGGGCATCTGATCTGGGTGGAATCCCCGTTTCTCGACATCGCGCAGGACATGCTCGTCGAGAGTGTCGACATGGGCCAGGACTCGGGCGGCTCGCTCACGGCGCTGTCGCTGGTCGATCCGCGGGCCTATGGCGGCAAGGGCGGCAAGGGCAACAAGTCCGGCGACGAATGGTCGATGGACGATAGCGACGCCGAGTGATCCATGTCCTTTGAAATCGACGAGGCGTTGCGCGGTATTCTGCGCCGGGCCCGCGTCACACGGGTGGACGACGACGGGACGCAGCAACTTGTCGATCTGTCCGGGCTCAAGAACGACAAGCCGCGGAAGGTCTGGCACCTCCAGCAGTATGGCGTCACCGGCAACCCGCCCGCTGATGCGGAGATGCTGTTGCTCGCCCTTGGTGGCGGTTCAGACCGGCCACTTGCCCTTGGTGGGGAGCACCGGGAGCACCGCCCGAAGGGTCTGCCGCCCGGCGGCGTCGCACTGTACGACGCGCACGGCAAAGTCCTGAAGATGATCGGGGACGAGGTGGATCTCGACGCCGGCGGCAAGCCGGTGCGAATTCGCAACGCCTCGACTGTGCGTGTTGAGGGTGCGGACGACGTGGCGATTGGCGTCGGCACGCGATGGATACGGATACGATCTCACCGCATTGATCTGGCGGTGAAGACGCCGACCGAGCAGGCCGACCACAAGATGGTCACGGAGGCCGGGCCGTCTGACGTGATCTGGGGAAGGATTGACTGATGCGGGTCCGGATCAGCGAGGGCAGCGATCCGCAGCCGCAACTGCTCATCGACAGCGTCTGGAATCCCGAACTGGGGTTCGCAGATTGGGCGGTTGCCGGGGCCGACGAGCCGCTGAACCGTGGCGGGCTCCGGGCAAAGGCTGCCCTGCAAACCGCGGTGGTGCTGGCGCTGTTCACCGACAAGCGGTGCCCGGACGACCACCCGCTGCGGAGGTATGTGGGCGACAACGATCCCGGCGGCTGGTGGGGCGACGGCGTCGACGTCCGAGCCGATCTGTTCGAGGACGAACTCGGCTCGCTGCTCTGGACGCTGCAACGCGCCGTGCTGACCGAGGATACTCGCCGCTGGGTCGAACGGCTCGCGGAGGAGGCGCTGGCGCCACTGATCCGGCAGGGCGCGGTTGTGCGGATCGACGTGCAGGCAATCGCTCGTCCGGCCGTCAACCGCCTCGATCTGCATGTCCAGATGTACGGCCGGGACGGTGCCCGGAAATACGAGCATCGCTTTGAAGATATCTGGCGTCAGGTGCAGGCATGAGCTTCCAGATTCCCTCGCTTGGAGAGTTGCTGGAACGGTCGCGCCAGTCGCTGCGGACCTATTTGCCCGGCACCGATGCCTGGGTCTGGCCGAACAATCTCAACGTCATCGCGAAGGTGTTTGCGGGCGTGGTCTACGAGGTGTTCGCCTTCGCGGAGCACATCTCTCGGCAGATGTTCGCCGCCACGGCCAACGGCGAGAACCTTGACCGCCACGGCGAAGAATATGGGATGCCTCGCCTCCCGGCCGAACCGGCGCGAGGCACGGTGGTGCTGACGACGACCGGAGCGGCGAGCGTTATCCCAGGTGCGCTGTTCGAACGGCTGGACGGCGCCCGCTACCGAGCGCTTGCTGCGGCGTCAATCGGAGGCTCCGGCACGCTCTCGGTGGACGCGGTGGCGGTGACGGATGGCAAGGCAGGAACAGCGGTGGCCTCTACGCCGCTGGCGATTGTGTCCGGCGTCACGGGCGCGGCGGTTGCCGCGGCTGGCGCCGATGGCATCGTCGGCGGTGCCGATGTCGAGGACGATGAGGCGTATCGAGCCCGCATCCTGTTTCGGAAGCGGTATCCCCCACACGGTGGGGCGGCCTCCGATTATGTGATGTGGGGCAAGTCCGTCTCGGGCGTGTCCCGGGTGTTCGTTGATCGCCTCTGGGACGGGCCCGGCTCCGTCCGGGTCTTTGTGTTGATGGACGACCTCTATCCCAACGGCATCGCGCCTATCGGCGAGGTGGACCGGGTCGCGGATTTCATCGACATGATGCGGCCGGCCGGTGCGATCGTCACGGTGGTGGCGCCGACGCCAAAGCCGGTGGATGTGACGATCACCGGGCTTGAGCCCAACACGACTGCGGTTCGCGAGGCGGTGCTGGCCGAACTGCGGGACGCCTTCGTGCGCCTGTCGCGCCCGGCCGGCACGGATACGTCTCATGGAGGCATGCCGTTCCTCGCGGTGCCGGGATCGTTCTCCAGGTCATGGATCTGGCAGGCCGTGGCGAATGCGACCGGAGAGGACCGTCACATCGTTACGGTGCCCGCCGCTGATATCCCGCTCGCGCCCGGCGAGATGGCCGTTCTCGGAACCGTGACGTTCACCTGATGCGCTGTCCAACCCTCGCTGAAAGCATCTCGGCCACCCTCGGCCTGCTGCCGCGCGGCCGCGCTTGGCAGACGCATGAGTCGGGGCCGCAGCGGCCGGCAGAGGCGGCGTTTCAGTTCGGGGCCTATCATCCCGATGCGTTCAGCGTCCACAATGCGCCGGGCTCGATCCTGTATCGGTTCTGGTGGGCCATCGGGACGGTCCGGAATTTCCTCGAAAGCCGCCTCTGCGCGCTCCGGGATGAGTTCTGGTGCGCTTCGGCGGTGGAGACTCGCGATCAATGGATGGCCGAATATGGCCTTCCCGATCCCTGCGATCCGTTCCCGGATTTGTGCGCCAAGGTCTCGGCCATTGGTGGCGCGAACTGCGATTATTTCTCGTCCATCGCCGCGCGCGCCGGCTGGGAAATCGCCTGCCGTGATCTGTCCACGACGTGCGGCAGCCGGGCCGGGTGCAGCGTTGCTGGACGGGCCCGCGCCGGCGGCAGGAGAGCCGTCACGTTGCGCCTCACGGTGTTCGTGCGGGAAAGCCCGTCCTTCACGGGGCGCGCTCAGACGCCGCCCGTGGCCGGAAAAATGCGTGCCGGTCGCCCGATTGCCTGTCCGCCCAATATCGACGCGCTCCGGTGCCTCATGGATCGCATCGTCCCTGCCCATGTGACGCTGCAATACGTCACCGCAATCTGAGAGACATTCGATGCCGACGAACATCTTCGGTCCCGTCGCCGGCGGGCAGACCACCACGCGTCCGTCGCGGTCCAATGTGCTTGGCTCGGTGATGACATGGTGGAAAGGCTGCTCCTCGCCTGAGGTTGATGACGGGACGGTGCTCGATCCCGATGCCATGAATGACCTGATCGCCAACCTTCGCGATCTGATTACGGCGTCTGGTGTCGACACCTCGGCCTATAGCGACGATCTGATCGTAAATGCCATCCGCGCGCTAGGGATCCGATACGCACAGGCGGGCGGGACGGCCAATGCGTTGACGGCGTCCTTCACGCCGCCCGTGACCGCTTATGGTGCGGGCCTCATCCTGCTGGTGAAGTTTGCCTCTGCGAACAGCGGAGCCGCCACGATCAACGCGAACGGTCTCGGGACGAAACCGATCCTGCGGGCGGACGGCTCTGCGCTGCTGGCGGGCGACCTCCCTGCCAACGGCGTTGGCCTGCTGGCCAATGACGGCACGAACTTCTACCTCGTCGGTGGAACGGCCGGCGGGGCTCCGTCCAGTCGCGGGCCAGACATCATCATCGCGGACGAGAGGCCGGCTTCGACGGCTTCCTCGCCGCCAACTGGCACTTTCAGCTGGAATCTCCGTGCGCTGAACACCGTGCAGTATCAGTCGACACCGGGGCTCGTGACCCTGAGTGCGAACAAGATCAAGTTTCTCGGAGCAGGGACCTGGTTGGTGCGCTGGGTTGCCCACGGCATGGGCCTCGATGACGCGCAATCCCGTCTGAACAACGTCACCAGCGGGGCCAAGACCTACGGCCTCACGGTGGGGCAGGCGTCCACGCCACTATCGTCGCAGACCTCCACCGGCGTCGCCGTGATGACGGTAGCCGCGAATGATGAAATCCAGCTTGAGATGTGGATCACGCAGGGCATGGGGTCGGGCGTCGATTGGGGCGACCCGACCGACGACCCCGGCTGCACGAACATCTATGCCCAGATCGAACTCACGAAGATCGCGTAACCGGGACGGCTGACATGGCAACGTCGATCAAGCATAGGAAAGTCTCGTCCGTCCCGGATAATGGGGTGGCGGGGCAGGTCCAGCCGTCGGACTGGAACGACGATCACGAGGTCATCCTGTCGCCCATGCTGGCGGCTCTTGAAGGTCTGAATCCGAGTTCGAACACGCTGGCCTATATCAACAACGCGGGCAACGCCGCTCTTGCCGCTGTCGGTGCCATCGGCCTCTCGCTGCTGGCCGCGACCAATATCGCGGATGCCCGTGCGGCGATTGGTGCTGCGCCCATCGAAAGCCCGACGTTTACCGGGCAGATGAAGATTCCTGCCGGCTCCGTCGGCGCGCCGTCTATGGCTTTTGCGGGTGATCCGGATACGGGGATTTTTTCGCCGGGGGCAGATCAGATCGGCCTGGCTGCTGGTGGTGGTGCGGGGCTGGTCGTGTCGTCAAGTCAGACGCGCTTTCACAGCACGCGTGTTCGGGGGCCGGGTCAGGTCTTCCTGCACAACCTCGGCTCTCCTGGCGCATTCGATTGGGACATCGGCAATGCCGATTTGTATATCGGCGGCGCACTGTCGTTTTGGGGTCCCTACGGCGCGCTCAACGCGGCCACGTTTTATGGCCTGACATATGATGGAGGCTCTGACGCCCGATGGGAGTTTCAGGGCCACGATTCTATCGCGACCTATGGCGGCTTCCATGCCTTCTACGGGCCGGATGGCTATTACACTTGGAGCATCACCTCGAATTTCGGGGCGAATGGAGCGCCGGCAACAGTCGTTGAGCGAATGCGGCTGCTGCGGACTGGCGTTCTGTCTCTGCCGGCTGTCGTCGCGTCGTCGTCGCCGCTGAATGGCACGCTTGTCGTCGGCGGCGGCGCTGGCATCGGCGGAGCGCTGAATGTTGGTGGAGGTGCAAAATTCGGGGGCACAATCCAGTCGGCGGCCGATGTCAGCAGCTATGGTTTGCTCGCCGGACGATACAGCAGCAGCTTTCAGGGTGCGGCGATCAACACCCATGGCGGGGCAACGTTCCTCGACCTTCAGGTTGAGGGTCTTCCCGCCCTACGAGTTAGTCCTGTTGCTGCCATCCTTCGCGGGGCGGGTCGCTATTTCAACTTCAACAGCACGGAAGGTGCGGCAGGCATCGGCCTTCGCGAAAACGAAGGTGTTATCGAGGTCAGAAATAACGGTGGATCATGGGCGGCCATCTCGGCCGCTGTCGTTCCCGCGTTCACCGCGGCCTACACCAGCCCCGATCAGACCATGGTGCTGGCAGGTGCGCTGACGTTGGCGCACGGCCTCGGCGGCAAGCCGGAGCTTGTGCAACTCCGTCTCAAATGCACCACGGCCGACATCGGCTATCCGCGGCTCCAGAAGGCCATGGAGATCGACGAGACGGCGGCGCTCAAGGCGGCGTCTTGGGGCCTCGGGCAGATCCTCGGCGAGAACCATCGTCTGGCCGGCTATCCCACGCCGCAG